TCTACACGAGCGGCTCACTCAAATGGCGCAACAGTTACTAACACATCTAGCTGGACTGGATGGGGTTCTGCTGCAGCTAACACAGATAAAGTAACTGACCCAGGTCTTTGGTCATTAGATAACTTAGGTTCAAAACTCATTGCTCTAATTCATAACAGTGCAGTATTTGAATGGGATGCTGATGCAACTAATGCTACATCCAACAGAGCTACCGTTATCTCTGGTGCACCTACTGCATCCAGAGATATGTTAGTTTCAACTCCCGATCGTCACTTAGTTTTATTTGGAACTGAAACAACTATTGGAACTACATCATCGCAAGATGATATGTTTATAAGATTCTCGGACCAAGAAGATATAAATACATGGGCACCAACAGCAACCAATACCGCTGGTACACAAAGACTGGCCGCCGGATCACGGATCATGGGAGCTAAACTTGGTAGAAATGCAATATACATTTGGACTGATACATCTTTATTTACCATGAGGTTTGTTGGTCAACCTTTTACATTTGCTTATGAACAGGTGGGAACTAACTGTGGATTGATTGGTATGAATGCAGCAGCTGAAGTTGATGGCGCTGCTTACTGGATGTCTGATAATGGTTTCTTTAGATTTACTGGTAAACTAGAATCTATGGACTGTTTAGTTGAAGACTATGTTTATGATGATTTAAATACAACATCTAATCAATTAATATATTGTGGAATCAATAACCTATTCGGAGAAGTTATGTGGTTCTATCCAACATCTACATCAAACGTTGTAGATAGATCCGTTGTTTATAGTTATTTAGATTCAACTCCACAAAGACCTATTTGGTATACTAATGCAAGTACTATATTCAGAAGAACTACATGGGCTGACTCAGCTGTATTTGGTTTACCTCATGCATCAGAATACGATGCAGGTACTGATACATCTTTTGATGTTTATGGAAACACAGATGGTATTAGTTATTATTTTGAACATGAAACAGGAGTAAACTATATTAAAAATGCTACAACATATGCCGTACCTGCTAACATTACTTCAGGTGATTATGATATTACTCAAAAAATTGTTAGAGGTGCAGCTACTTCTATGGCTGATTTAAGAGGAGATGGAGAAAACATTATGAGAGTAAGTAGAATCATTCCCGACTATATTACTCAACAAGGAACTACTATTATTCAATTAGATTTAAGAGACTATCCAAATGATACTGCAGCTAGTTCTTCTTTAGGGCCATTTAGTACGACATCTAGCACTAAAAAGATTGATACTAGAGCAAGAGCCAGAGCTATTGCTTTAACTCTATCCTGCACAGCTATAGATAGTAATTGGAAATTAGGTACTTTTAGGTTAGATATACAAGCTGGAGGAAGAAGATAATGCCGTTTAAATCAGAAGCACAAAGAAGATACCTATGGGCTAACGAACCAGAGATCGCAAGAGACTGGACCGATACTTATGGAAGTAGAATTCAAAAATCTAATGGTGGGATAATGAGTATGCAAGGTGGAGTTAAAAATTATCTAGGTGAACAACCTATGGTTAGTGCACCTAAGTATTGGCAGTCAGCACCTGATCATGAAATGACAGAACTGGCTTATATTACTCCACGAGAAAGAGATATTCTTGTTGATATGAATATGTATGGAACTATGAATGGTTCACCTAATAAAGGACCATCAGGCATTATGAGTTTAAATGGTTGGGGAGATGCAAATGAAGGAATGGCTGATAAAAGTTTTGGTGGTAATGAAAGAAGTGTTGAAGTTACACGAGGCTCACCTAGAGGAGATATAACAACTACGCAAACAGTAAATACAATGCCAGATGTAGTTGATCAAAAATATTCTGGTGACGGATTTTTTAGTGGGTATAGAAATTTAGACGCTAGAGGACAACCTAAGATGGGATTGGCTTATTTAGGAGACAGACTTAAAAGTGTTGTTCCTGGTGTAATGGGGGCATTCATGGGAAACCCATGGGTAAATACAGGATTTAAGGCTTTAAAAAGTTTTGCACAACCTGATCAAACTTTAACTGGATGGTGGGGTGACAGACAAAACTGGTCAGGAGATAAAAAAGCAAACATAAATTTATCTAATTATCAAAGAAATCCAAATACAAAAGAGTATGAATATATAGAAAGAGTAAACCCAAATTATTATAATGATTTAGATAACGAAGAAATGCTATCATTAGATAATTCAAACCAAAATTTGGAAGGGTATACTGATGAAGAACTTAAAGATATAAAGAATTACCAATCATTGTTAGATCCATTGTCATTTATAAGTTTAGTTAAATCAGGTATTACACCCAAAGGAGTAGGTAAAGTATTACTACAAAAGAAAATAAAAGACGAAGGTTTAGAAAAAATAAAAGAAATAAAAAAACAAGAAATGATAGGATAATGGCAAAGATAGTTCAATCATTAACCCGAGCAAGCGAAGAGTATGAAGCAGACGTAGCTCAATCTTTAATTAGAGATTTAGATGCTGTGTTAGAGAAATTAAATACAACGTTTCAAGAAGAATTAAAACAGGAGATAGAAGCTAGAAGTTTCTTTTTAGATTAATGGCAGTAGTAAACCAATATAAATTTGTAGGAATAGATAATGATACTAGTAATGGAGAGTTAAATCCTTTTGGTACAGGGAATCCTTTAGTGAGTGAAACGTATGTTATTAAATCTATTTTATTAACTTCTGCTGGTACACCTAGTCCTATTGTTACAAATAACTCTATTACAACTATTAAATCAGCAGCTTTATCAGCTAATACTAGTAAAGAATTATTAACCCAACCGTTAATAGTAGAGGGTGGAACAACCCTTACAATTAAAGCCGGCAGCTCAGACTCATTTGATATAGCTGTTAGCTATCTAAACATCAAGAAAGAGGTAACTACATAATGCAAGTCTTAAAACCAAAAGAAATAATAACAACTATAACTAATAAAAAAACAGGAGAAGTTTACAAGGACGAAGAAGCGGTAAAAATGGCTAATATCTCTGAAGAAGATATCAGAAGAGATGTAAAAGTCATCATGCCAACTCTTGATTTGTTCGCAAAAACCAAGTAATATAATAAACCCGAGTAAAATTAGGCAAAATTATGGCAATAACAGACATTGATATTTCAGAAACACTAGAGACCAACGCACCATCTATTAAATATAGAGGGAATGAAGGGCCTAAATCTCCACAAGAAGAACAAATGATGATGGAACAACAGCAGATGGCAGCCATAGATCCTATGATGCAAAAGAAATTAAAACTAATAGAAGAATTAATGAGCCAAGGTTATGACTTTGGAGCAGCTTCTAACCTAGCAGATAAAATTTTATCTGGTCAAGACGAACAAGATATCGGAATGGCTTATGGTGGAATAGCAGGTCTTGATGGAAGAAGACGTTATGGTATTGGAAGTAAAATAAAAAAAAGAATTAGAAAATTAATACCGAATGAAGTAGCACAAGTCGCAGAGGTTGCAGCACCTTTCGTTGCACCATTTAATCCATTAGCAGCAGGTCTAATGTCTGGTATTGGTGGATTCGATAGACATGGAAGTATAGGTAAAGGTTTAAAATCAGGATTAATGAATTATGGAATAGGTCAAGTAGCTAGAGTTGCTGGAGGCGCTGGTCCACAGTGGGGTCTTTCTAATACAGCGGCTGGTCCAAATGCAACATTCATGCAAAAATATTTAAGTTCTCCTATGGCTGCAGCGTCAGCAGCAACTAACACAGGAGTTAGTGGAGGAGTTGGTGGAAGAGAGTTTACTGGTGCTGAGAGTATGATAGGAGATCCAAGAAAAGCTTTACCAGATAGTGTTCCAGGTAATATACTAAAAACAATCAAAGACTTTGCTTTAGATCCTAAAATTTTAACAGGTCTTGCAATAGGTGGTATAGGGGCTGCTGGTCTTATGGGTAATATGCAAGCTGATGAAATACAAGATTTACAAAGAGGTGAAGGTTTAGATGTAGAAGGTATCAGAGCAGAAGTTATAGAAGCATTCAAAGATGAAAGTGGTGAAAAATTAGCAGGACTTAGATCTAAGTACCCTTTCTTAGGGAAAAGAGATACTAAAGACACAGCTGCTATGGCTTATGGTGGT